TTGTCATCCTTTGGATTCGGATTTGCAACTGTCTGAGAAGATACTGCTTCGTATATAAATCTTGTAAAACTTTTCATATTTTAGGTGCTGGCATGGGATTACCCTTTTCCCAATTTTTATCTGCGGTGAAGTTTGCACGACTAAACTCTAAACGATCTACGAGTTTAAGAGCTCGACCTGATCTAATCGCAACAAATCCTTCAGGTGCTGTTACACGATATCCGTCTGGTGTCCTTAAAAAAGTCCCAAACGTATTCACCTTCTGCAGTTTGCGAATCATAAAATTCTTCGCAGCCTGTAAATTCATGTAAGATGCAACAGTCATATATATCGCCTGTTGATTATCGGCGATAAATTTGAGACCTTTATTCTTTAGCTCTAAGTATTTATCTTTTGTCGATTTCATCTTTTTAGAATCAATTTCTTTATCCAATGCATTTGAAAAATACTGTGCAAAGTCTCTTGCAGTGTTACGAGCACCAATTAAACTTTTACCCTCACGAACATATCGATTAAAGAAAGTCTTGAACATCAAATTCAAAGTAAACTTATTCATATTGTTTTCTTTCATCATGTCAAGAAATCGAGATGCTTGTTTGAGAGATCCCTCAGTCTTATTCACAAGATTCATATAAGTTGTTTTCTCAGCAGGAGACATGTTTGCTTCCCCCGATGCATTCTTAAAGTCGGATGATGTTACAAATACATCTGAGTTTCCTTGAATATTAATACCACCAAAACTTGCAGTCATAGCATCCAAAGTTCTTCCACTATATTGAGTGTGGAATACAATACCAAACTTTGCTTCAGCTATCTTCTGTCCAATATCACTGTCTTTTGGAACTGCATATACAATCGTATTTGGTTGAAATGCAATGCAAGTATCGCCACCAATATTAGCTTCATACTTATCATCTGTGAATAAAAGATCTCCTTGTACAACATTTGGTATCGATAATTTTGAAAGATATTTATATGCATCTTTTAGTTTTTCTGCAAGTTGTCCAGGCGGATACATGTCATCAACATCATCCTGAGAGTATGCAATCTTTGGACTAACTTTATTAAAGACAGATTTTGTACCAACAAAAAATCTTCCGTTGTCTGGATTAATACCACAAATTATTGCAGGAGCTCCATCCCACTTGACCGTGATACGAGCATCCGCTGCACCCTGATCTAACATTTGACCAAGAGATCGAAGAAAAGCAACAGCTTCCTTACCTCCCTGAGATCCATCATTCAAGATATTATCTTCTAGATGTTCAAGATGTGTATTCTTCATCCTCTAAGATCCGTAAGAAATTTATCTCCTCTTTTAGTCAAGTCTTTAAACTCTTGAGTTGTTGTTGCGAGGAATTGTGGCATCGATGAAAACGCTCCCTTATATCTTAACACAATATCAAGTATTTTGTACTTCCCCTTTCTTAAGACAAAATTAACTCTTGCAGCACCTGTTCCTGTTTTCTCTTTATCAAACTCTAACGATGCTGGAAGTTTTCTTAACATCAAAACTGCAATCATCATACTATGTAAACTACTCACATTTGCAGCGGCAATATTTGGTTCTAATTTTGTATTGACCTGACCAACACCTTCTACTAAAAGAAAATCATACTCAAAATCTGACCATGTATCTAATGAATCAAATAATTTTAATTTAAGAGTTTTATTTAAAAGTGAATCAGCTATCATGGAACTGACTTGAGGATCATTCATCACATCAAGAAAGGCCTGAAACAAAGGATTTACTCGACCTATACTACTGTATAACGATTGATTAACAAATTTTCTAAAGTCCTCTCTTGTCTTTGCTGGTAACTGAGGATTACCACCTCTATCAATCTCATCAGTTCCTTTTAAATTTATCAAAGGTATGCTAGGTGATTTCTTACCATCTCCTTTTAATCTTTTAACTTTTATGTTAAATATCTTTTGAGCATCAGATTTTTTAGTTGGATCAAGTTTAAGTATATCTTCAGCTGATGTTCCATTAGTTAAATCTTCAAGTGGCCCGCCAGGTTGACATGCTTCTCTAATTACATTTGCATAAAATCTTGTTCTTACATCATTAATTTTTTGTTCTAAAGGTTTTAAATTTTTTGCAGTTAAAAAAGTATTAAAAGAATTATTAATCATCGTCGGAGAGTCCGAAGCGACAGTTGGTTTTTTCTTTAATGATATCCCCACAAACTTTTTATCATATTTAAGAATTACGTCTGAAGAGTTGTAATCCTTCATTCCAAAACCATCTATTCTAAACTGCTCTACATCTGAATGCCATTTATTTCCTGTTAGATACACAGCATCTGGTATTCCACCAAATTTTTTTCTTGTTCCGATAACAGCAGATATCATCGATGCTAGGTCATTTAAAAATTTTTTCTTCGGTTCTTCACCCTCTGTTACGGATATAGTTCTTAATGCTTTTGGTTTTGTGTCGGAACCTAGAGAATCTTTAACTCCAGGCCCCGCAAAATTTTGAACTGCAACATTATACAACTCCATAAAAGCTTCTTGATCTCTTTGAGCTTCTTGTAAAGATGTATCAGGTACAAATGAGAGACCAGCATAAAAAGCCTCTGATAACTCCATGTTATTACAGTATCATTTCAACTATTTATCTTCCTTTGAAATAATGATTAATTACTTCTAATTGATCATGATAACGTGCTATCTTGTCTAACTCTACTTGAATTGCTTCAGTAATATCTGAGTGTTCTCCAATACCCATTGGGTGTTCCAAATATACTTCTACGTTTGCCTTATGTTTGGCAATTTCACCTTTAGCGTGTGATTGTACTGCGTTCAGTAATTGGTCTCTCATGTGAATCATAGGTCTCCTTTTTTACGATTTTCAGATTGATAAACATTAAATTCGCCGCCTGGATATCTTTTCTTTAACTTCTCTACATTACCAGCAATCACGTCATCAAGTGGAATTTCTAAAGCCATGCACGCTTGCATCACATACCACATAACGTCACCCAACTCAATAGTAAGATGTTTTCGATTGTCGTCGTTCCAAGGCTTACCTTGGAAAACCATCTTCTTAACGATCTCCATAAATTCACCACCTTCAGCACTAATCCCAACAGCAGCAGTAAGAAGACGATTAATATTGGAACCCTGTTTATCAAGAAGTTGAAGACTCTCAATAAAAGAGTTATAATCCTTACTGGGATCGGATGTGACACCATCCACGAAATCAGCGTACTTTTCGAGATCAACTTTTTTTGTCATTAAAATTTAAATTGTGCAAATTTTTTAGTTGTTTTATCTTCATCATTATATTCTACATCCTGTCCACTGTCAAGTACGTCATCTTGTGCAGCCTGTTCACAGTCATATAATCTCATCTTTGCACGATCAACACCAATAACAAATCTTCGATTATATGTCGGATCATTGTATCTGTTCTTTAATTGTTTCACCATGATTTGTCCTAGTCCTTCCAACTCCTCCGTTGAGATGAGGGCAAACATAAGATCAGCAGTAGCAGGAAGACCAAAGGATTCAGAGGTATCGGTGAGATCAACATCAGAAGAAGCAAACCCGCTACGAGTCGTCTGTGTCGCACTAAAAATCGGCACGTTTGCTTCAACAGCGAGACCACGTAGTTCCTCAGCGATTGCTTTGATGTAGGAGTATGAGTTGACATTACTTCCTGCTCTGTATCTTGATGATGCACAAATATTCAAATAGTCTATGAATATTATATCAGGTCTGAATGATTTTTTCAAGGCAAGTTCACTTAATAACGCTTTGAAATGTCCAGCGTGTGCAGATGCAGTGGGATATTCTTTGATGATAAGTGATCCTTGAGTCTTCTTTGAGAGAGAATTAACCTTGCTTTCAAATATGGGTTTGGGTAGATCTATAATTTCCTGTATGTTTACATTTAAAAGATTTGCATCAATACGTTCCGCAATCTTTTCCTCAGACATCTCTAGTGTAATGTATAAAACATTCTTCCCATTTAAGAGAACAGAACTAGCATGATGACACATAAACAAAGATTTGCCGACCCCAGTGCCAGCAAGAGCGATATTAAGGGTCTTATTTGGTAAACCTCCCTTTGTAATCTTATTAAAGAATTCAAGGTCGAATTGAATTCGACTTTCCTTTTTGGTGTAGAGTTCGTATCTTTCCTCATAGTCCTCCAAATAATCGTGTCCTACATTTCGATTAAATGAAACAGATAAAGCGTCTGATAGAATAGTTGGTATTGCATCTCGATTTTGTTTTTCATCTTGTCCATCTGCTATCTTAATTGACTCCATGAGAGCTAGATAGATTGCACGGTCACGACACCATTTCTCTGTTGTGTCGCTTAACCATTCAAAGTCACATTCAATATCTTGTAGATCTTTTATTGTTTCGTTTATATTTTTGACTTCATCTTGCGTAATATCACGCCTGTCTTCAATTTCAATCAGAAGTACCTCTTTTGTTATCAAACTGTTGTACTCTGCAACATATTTAGTAATATGTTCAAATACAATTCTTTCATCACGATTATTAAAGTAATCAGGTTCTATAAAAGGTAGGACTTTTCTAAGGTATTCTTCATTGTAAACTAGATTTCTTAAGATAACTTTCTCAATAGAATCCATCATTCACCATAACTAAATTCTTCGTTTGCAGCTTCTTCAAGTAGTTGCATTACTTCTTCCGTGAAATATTTGTCAGGATCGGCAAGAATAGCAGAAGGATAAACGGAAGATTCACCAACAATAATTCGATTCCCTTTACGTTTGAAGACTCCATGCTTTTCACCCAGTTCCAATAACCCATAATATCTGTCCAATCCACGTTCGTCGTAATAAAGTCGTATCTCAACTTCTTTGTTCTCCTTACTTATACGCGACTTATGAGTCTTTGCCTTGATAATGTTTCCAATGACATCTTTTCCGTCTTTCTCTTTTTTCTTGGAGAGGTAGATGATAGTAGATGCTGCATACTTGAGACCGCTGCCTCCTCCCATCTCTTTAGTTGGGAAGTAAGATCCAATAACGTCATAGGTGTGATTAGTAACTATAAGGGGAATGTTTGCTTGACCAAGTTTTAAGGTGAGCATACGAAATGCACCTTTAATAAGTTGTGATTTAGTCATATCACGAACTTGTTTCTCACTTAATGCATCAGATATTTCTTTTTCTGTAGATAACATACCAAGAGAGTCTAACACAAACATGCAAGGTTTGCGATCTCCCTCATCAGTCTTTAAGTATATATCAACGGCCTTAAGTGCCTTACTTCTAAACTCTTCAACAGTTACAACATTTACAACAACCAACCGTGTTGTATCAATTCCACGAGACTCCAAAAGTCCTTTATTGACTGCGGCTTCAGTGTCAAAATAGAGACAATACCCATCAGGATTATTGTCCAAAAAGTTCTTGACGACAGCAAGAGAAAAATAAGTTTTACCAGTGCTTGACTCACCAGCGATAGCGGTAATGCGATTGCTAGAAACACCGCCAACAAGAGACCCTGAAATAAGTCCATTAAAGATATAAGATCCCGTATCGATGAATCTTTCCGTTTCATCAATATCTGACGCAATCTGCGTGTACTCATCTCCTATCTCTTTTACAATTTCTTTTAGAAAGTCCATTAAATTACCATCCCATGTTGTTCACGAAGTATTTTTTTATAAGGGCCGCCAGGATTATTTTCCCTAACCTCTTTTACTAATTTTAATTTTTTATGAAGATCTTCTTCACCCATCATATGTGATGTCCACCAGACTAATCTGGATAGTTCTTTGTCATCAATTGGTAGTTCCATCTTCATCTCTCGTTTCTTTAAATAATTTAAGTTTTTGATATAACGAAGTATCACCACCTAGAGTCAATGCTCTAATTATTGTGGCAAGTTCTTTGTCATTAATAGGTAATTCCATTTACGCAAAAAAGGATTCAAGTGTTACTGTTCTCTCGGCACTCCAACCAATAGAGTCGAGAATTATCTTGAGAGGTTCAAGGAACGACTTCTCAAATTGTAGATCATAGTCTATGTATTTGTCAAGGTTAAGTTCCTCTGGAAACTGTTGAATGAATGATATTACATTCTCCTGTATCGGATTTGGTTTCTTAAGATAACAAAATTTTACTTTCTCACCATTATTGATCAAAGAATATTTTTGTGTGAGTTTATTCTTTTTCACATAATGATTGAATAGAAGAGCACCACGAGCATGAATCGGTGTTCCCTTCTCATAGATGGCGTTGACACTTCGATACTTCTTGACATTAGAACATGTTCTTGGAAAAGCAATATCTTCTGGTGGAAGTGATTGAAATTTGGTTCTACAATTTTCAATAAAATCAATTACATCATCTTCAGTTTTTGTCATGATCAGTTTAAGAACATCTTTAATCATCTGACGACATGGTGCAGGTGTGGATGATTTAACTGCTTCGATACCCATCATCTTGAGTTTAGGTTCATTATATCTGACACCTTCACTATCCCAAACATTTAAGATGTATCTCTTCTTTGCAGTCCAGATACCACGATCCGCAATATTCTCACGTTTCATGATCATCTTTTGTTCATAGGCATTTACATAGCTGGCCAATTTTTGGTAAGAACTCTCAATATAAGGTTCAAGTTTAGTTTGACACACCTTGTCAAGGAACGCAATAATGTTCCCACTAGTCTTCTCTCTGCCTTTGTATATAGTTTCAACCAAAGGGCCCAAATTGAGATAGACGGAATCAGTATCGACAGCAATAACATAATCAGTATCAGTCTTAAGTAATTTGTTTAGATAGTTGTTTAATCTATCTTCAATCCAACGAATTGAAACTTGTCCAGACAAAGTAATCGCTTCCGCATTCTCTAATTTGTAATATCGAAAGTATTCATTTCCAATCGCACCATAAGCAGAGTTCAGTTGAATCTTACGAGCCATCTGAATATTGTTGAACGTTGCGATGTCCTTTACAAGTTTTGGATTCTTCGTGTTCTCATACTCTTGCTTTGCAGCAAGCATTTTCTTTTTGTAGATGGTTCTCTCCGTGTATATCTTCTCCATAAGTTCAGGAAGGAAGCCACGCACATCCTTCCGATATTGCGCTCCATTCGCACAAACTGAGAAATCCCCATCGATTGTAATTTCCTCATTTAAGATCCTTTCAACGCTCGCACTGGGATGTCGAGTTTCCCAGAGGGTCTCTGGGGAAATGTTGTATTGCATGATAAGATGAGGGTACAAACTATTGAGATCAAAATTAACCACCCAATCATACTTTCCTGGCTTCGGTTCCTTGACATAAGCACCTGCATATTTTTCTGATTTTGA